TTCAATGCTATGTTGTAACCATTCTTTAAGTGAAAGGTCTGTGCGATCCATATCAGTTCCATATTTTGCTTTTCCGATTACGGAACGTTGTATGAATCGATCTATAATTGAATCTACAATTGTATCCAGTACTGGTATGATTCGAGTTTCATCAGTTTGTGTCATTTTATTCCTTTCAATAATTTCTTTTTTTCTCCTTCACTATAACCATACATTGATAAAATTCTATCACATTGAGTCTTATCCATTAAATCGATATAGTCAGTAGCTTCTGATTTGGATACTTGATAATGTTCGGCAATTTGTGCAACTAAATCCTTTTCATACTTATCTTCTGATTTGCCTTTTATGTATTTTGCAAATCCTTTAGTTGCAGGAAGAAATTCATAGTATAATCTATACGTTTCTTGTGGACGCAATAAGCCAATTGTATAGGTTTGAAACTCATTAACAATTTCTGTTAATTCCATACGCATTGACAACCAACGATTAACAATAAATGGAGTAAATTTCTTTTGATCCGTTTCAGACCATTTAGACCATTCTTTTTTCTTGTCAGTTACGCCATTAATGAAATCAAAAATTGTTGCACCCTTTTTTTCTTCTGCCATTTATTATAGTTTATATTTGTTACGATATTGTTGTTCCAATTGTTTACCTATTCCTAATTCAATTATCACCGCATTATCTGGAACTCCGATAATACGTTTTGCATCTAAAATGTCATCTATTGTTTTATTGCGAAATGTTTTCATTTTAGTTTTAGCATTGCTTCTATTCGATGTTTTAAATACAATGCTAACCGTGCTTTTGTGATATTGTACTGACATTATTTAAGTTTCGTTTTAATTGGTTGAAACTCTTCTGGAATAGCTCCGCAATCATCACATCTAAATACTGGTATTGGAACCATTGTGTCTTTATCAGAACCCGTTAATAGTTTTGATACTTTGTTAATTGCCATTACTTGACGAAAATACATTCCGTCACATTCTTTACAGATAATTGGTTGCATATCTGTTGGCTTAATTCCTGGTGCGGTTAATTTACTCATATTTCTCCTAATAAATTGACAAACATTGCCATTATGTTAATTTCTTTATCTACTACACTAGCATCTTTAAATTGCGATTCTGCTATAATCAAAATGCAAGGTGCAATATGTCCATGTGCAAATTCATCTAAATTGTCATATAAAAATGTATACAAAGGAGTAAAGTCTCTAACTTTGCTATCTGCAATACATTGACGAATTTTTGTGAATGTTGCTTTTTTGTCTTTTGCATTTTTGAGCATTTCAAGTATTTCAGTCATATAATTAGCTTGAATTGCAGAAGCTTTATCCAATTGCAATTTGCCATTAACTACTGATGCTTGTGCTGCATTGATTGCTCGACGAATATCTGGATATGATGCATTGATAATTGCAGCAATATCTTTGATGTCATAGCTTACGCCTTTTTCATCAAGTACTGTAACTAAACGTTGTGCTACTTCTTTTTTATTTGGTGGTGTAATAGCAAATGTCTGACAACGTGATTGAATCGGATCAATAATCTTTTCAACATAGTTACATGTTAAAATAAAGCGTGTTGTTTTGCTATATGTCTCCATTAAGTTACGAAGAGCAGCTTGAGCATTAGGTGTTAAATAATCTGCCTCATCTAAGATGATAATTTTCCATCTGCGAAATCCTACTGTTGATGCATAACGCTTAATCTTATCTCTAACCGCATCTACTGAGTTTTCATCTGATGCATTAATATACATTAAATCTGCATCTACCGATCCGGCAATTATTTTCGCCAACGTCGTTTTGCCTGTTCCAGCCGATCCATAAAATAAGAGATGCGGAACATCGCCATTATCAATAAAAATTTTAACTTTCTCGATAATATGCTCATTGCCTATATATCCTTCTAATGTGTCAGGTCGAAATGATTCAACCCAAAGTGTATTTTCTTGTTGTCCAAACATATTTTTTATTTACCCGTTGATCCAAATCCGCCATCTCCACGTTCTGATGAAGATAATTCTGCTGCCTCTATTAATTCAACAGCAGGATATGGTAATATCATTAATTGTCCTATTCTATCACCAATTTGATATACTTTAGCATTAAGTAATCCATCAATTGGGCGAAACTTAAACATAATTTCTCCTCGATACCCAGAATCAATAACACCTACATGATTTGTTAGATATAGATCTGTTTTGCTATTTGATGATCTAGGAAAAATCAATCCAACGTGACCTTCCGGTATTTCAATTGCCAGGCCTGTTCCATAAACAACATTACCATAATCATCTTTCCTTGCAGATGTTGCCGTTAAATCCATTCCTGCATCTCCCGGCTTTGAATATGCCGGGATCGTTGCATCTTTATGTAGTCGTTTTATTTTTACTTGCATTCGACTCCTTAGTTTTGTAACATTACTAACCAATAAGTTGATTCAAAATCAGAACCCGTAAAATTAATTCTAGATAATCCATCTGGAGATACTTTCAATTGACCAGAGTCTCCACGATTTGCTACAAGTACTTCTTTCAATTTATCCGCAGAGAAACAAACCGGATCCATATCGGCAGCAGTTGTATTTCCTACCTCGAATGTAATGTTATCTGCATTAACTGTTGTGTAATTGATAATAAATTTAATAACACCATCTTTTACTTGCACTGCAAAGTTTTTGGCATCAGGTAATGCATTCTTGGCTTTAATGAACTTGCTAATAAATTCTTCATTGACAGGAATTTCAATAACATAATCAGGTTCTGCATTGATTGAAGGAACTGCTGGAATAACTGTCGTGTCTGCCAACATAAATGTTGCCTTAGTGCTACCTTCAGCAATTTCCATTGCATAATTCTTACCTGCTGCATCTTTTACATTGATATTGATATTTTCACCCAATGCTCCGAGCATTTTGTTTAAGGCACCGGTATGATTGATACCTAATTCGCCTTTCATGAATGGTGTTGTTTTCCATTGTATTTTACCTACAATTGTTTGATCCATATCGATCAATTCACAACCAACACCTTCTTCGTTTTGATTCAATTTAACCGCTTCGCAATTTCCTGCTAAATAATAACGATTAATAAATGATTGTAACTTGCTTTTTTCCATTGTTTATCCTGATTAAAATTTAAAGAATTTATTAAAGTTTTCTGCATCGGTTGTGGAAATACTACTTCCGCCGAATTTTTTATATGTTTTGATGTATTTTTCATATACTTGCGGTGCGCCATCTGGATCTGCAAACATTTCGTGTAATGAAAGGATTACATCATATAAGTCTCTTGGTATCAACGTTTCTAGCAATTCAACGTGACTATCAACTAATTGATTTATTTCATTTGCTGCTTGTACATACAAATGCGTATTGTGAACAACCATTCTAGGCATAGCTTCTTGAGAATATCTATCTAATCCTTCTGGAGTCTTACCTCCTAGCAAATCATAGGTAAAATCTTTACAAGCCGGACAACCTAATGAACAAGGAACGTGTTGAGTTAAATCAATTGGAACTTCACCCGTCTTACCTTGTTTAATATGTGTCTTTCTGCGGTATTCTGCATTCTTAGGAAAATACAATTCAGAAAATGATTGTGACTTGTAATTCGTTGAATGCAGGTATGTTCCGAATACCGGATATTGACCTGGAGAAGATGAATCCGTTGTAATATAAATTCTATTACCTGTATGTTGATTCATTAACTTTTGCAAGGTTGCTAATATGAAGAAATCTGATATTTTAGAAATACCTAATAAATGGACATATTCTAATCGTTTATTTTCAAACTCTCTATTCTTAAGCATCAATGAAACCGCAAACATAAAGTCTACTAACTTCTGCGGACCTCCGATTGCCCAACCTTGGAAATCAAAATGCTTAAATTTGTGATACCACCATGTATACTCTTCGGAATTTGATCCTTGCAACATGTTCAAGAATTTTGTCTTACCTGATTGATGTTTTTCAAACCAAGCAAAGTTATCAAAACTAATATCAGCACATAGAGCAAATTGATTCTTATACTTTGTCTTAGGTGGAATATCTAAATTTGCTGCAACATCACTATTTGCTTCTAACCAATGAAATATCTTTTCACGTAATTCATTGCTATATGGCAAAGCTCCAGTTGCAATCTGATAACCTCCTGAATCTCCAAATACTAATACATCATCTTCTAAGCCCATTTGCTTTCTAAAGTCTATTTTTTTGTAATGATGTCCTGCAGTGACTAGGAAATATGGATGTCTCCAATCTGCCGGATATCTCGAATCAAAAAATTTGACAGGGTTACCATCTTCAAATTTCATATCCTTTTTGAAAGCAGATACCATGGAACCTGCGGACAATGATGGAAAGTATATGAATCTTTTATTTTCGCTCATCTTTTTCGTATCCTTTTAAATAATTGATTAATTGTTTTGCTGAAAAAAAGTTATTATGTAATTTTGCAACTAATTGCCCAATTGCTTCGGACATTTCTTGCTGTTCATATTCTAGTATTGCTTTTGCTGCCTCTGCTACCGAATCAGCACGTTTAAACATCGGATCATACATTTCCGTATATGATAAACGATTTGGAACTATAGGACAAGCTCCAGCACAAGCTGATTCATACATAGAAATGCCTAAAGTTTCTTGATCTGCAAACGACACTGCAAATCTTGCACGTTGAAGCAATTCATGATATTCTGTTTTGCTTAAATTCATTTCCATTGCAACGCAAAATTGATAATGTTTCAAATCCGGATGCTTTGCTAAGCGCTGAAATAAATCTAAACGCTTTTCTGGTGCAATGCGATGCGGAAATACAATGATATTTTCTTTCTTTGCCCACATTTTAGGAGCAATCATCGTTTTTGTATATTCCATAGGCCAACCCGTTCTATCAAAAGTTGGATTATGAAATATGTCATATGTTTTACACATTAAATTAAAATGTGCTGCAGTTGCTAACCAATTATGGTCAAATGCTCCAATAAAGGCTTGTTCAGCGTGACGAATCCATGGTTTATCTCCAACGAGACGACCTAAAAAGTCATTTGGGTCATATGAACCCGCGTGCCAAAGTCCGTGCGTTACAACAGGAATATTTAGGAGTTCACTCATGTACTTAACATTGATAATACCTGGATGCCAAGCATCAGTGAATATGATATGATCTCCTGCTTTAATATCACCTCGTGTAAATAATTCTGCTAAACGATGTGTTTGTGTAGCCTTATACATATTAGTGCCACCGAAATTCAAAAAGGCACCTGGTGTTACTGCTTCTGGAATATCTAAGTCACCTTCGATAACTTCTACATCGAAGCCATTATCTCTAAGCAATTGCGGCACGTGCCATTTCCATTCACAAGTATAACGAGTTGGAACAGATTCTAAATCTACTAAAAATATTTTCATACTATCTTTCAATGATTGCACCATTTTCCCAATCTTCCCAAACTTCTACTTTGTAAAGATTTTTATTGTTTTCTAATATCCATTCTCCAATCATCTCACACGACATTGAACCAAACTCTAATATGTTACCACCGAAGTTAGTTCGCAACTGTTGTTTCAATCTTCGTTGCATTAGAATAAATTCTTCATCTCTATCAGTGTGTGTTACGTGTGCATAACAACGAAATCCAAACATATGACGATGTCTATCTGATAAGAATGCTACTTCTGGAAAAACATCTTTAGCATCAGGCCAATTATGAAATCCTTCGATGCTAAATGTTACTACTACACTATACTTCATGGCGGTCGAATTTATAATCATCTGGGTTTACTGATTGCATATTATGAACGGTTGTGCAATACAATTTATAATCTCCATAAACTACTTTGATACTATCCGTTTGCTTTAACAATCCAGCATCTTTGCAATCTAACATTAATAAGATATGCGCTCGAATTCTAATCATCGGAGGAATATGTTCTAACATACCAGGTGTTGCTTCAATTGAAACAAATTGCGTGTCTGATATCATGTTAAAAACATTCTGCCAATTGAAATCTTTGCTTTTGCTGTCATTAACCAATTGTTCAGTAGCCGGAGAACAAATATAAATGTG